AACAAGCGGAGCCAACGGGTCTTCAGGCTCAAGCGGTTCGAGCGGAACAGCAGGTTCTTCGGGTTCGTCAGCCACTTCGGGTAGTTCGGGCTCCGCAGGCACTTCAGGCTCAGCAGGCTCAGCAGGTACAAGTGGAGCAAACGGTTCATCAGGTTCAAGCGGAACAGCGGGCTCTTCGGGTTCGTCAGCCACTTCGGGCTCTTCGGGTTCATCAGCAACTTCGGGTTCAGCAGGCTCAGCAGGTTCAAGCGGAAGCACAGGTTCTTCAGGTTCAAGCGGAACAGCAGGCTCATCGGGTTCGTCAGCAACTTCGGGGAGTTCGGGCTCAAGCGGAACAAGCGGAGCCAACGGGTCTTCAGGCTCAAGCGGTTCGAGCGGAACAGCAGGTTCTTCGGGTTCGTCAGCCACTTCGGGTAGTTCGGGCTCCGCAGGCACTTCAGGCTCAGCAGGCTCAGCAGGTTCAAGCGGAAGCACAGGTTCTTCAGGTTCAAGCGGAACAGCAGGCTCATCGGGTTCGTCAGCAACATCAGGCTCTTCAGGCTCAGCAGGTACAAGTGGAGCAAACGGTTCATCAGGTTCAAGCGGAACAGCGGGCTCTTCGGGTTCGTCAGCCACTTCGGGTTCTTCGGGCTCCGCAGGCACTTCAGGCTCAGCAGGCTCAGCAGGTTCAAGCGGAAGCACAGGTTCTTCAGGTTCAAGCGGAACAGCAGGCTCATCGGGTTCGTCAGCAACATCAGGCTCTTCAGGCTCAGCAGGTACAAGTGGAGCAAACGGTTCATCAGGTTCAAGCGGAACAGCGGGCTCTTCGGGTTCGTCAGCAACTTCGGGTTCGTCGGGTTCAGCGGGAACAAGCGGAGTAAATGGAGCCACGGGTGCTGCGGGTTCCTCAGGTAGTTCAGGCTCAAGCGGTTCGAGCGGAACAGCAGGTTCTTCGGGTTCTTCTGCAACTTCGGGTTCGTCGGGTTCAGCGGGAACAAGCGGAGTAAATGGAGCCACGGGTGCTGCAGGTTCTTCGGGCTCAAGCGGTTCAAGCGGTTCGAGCGGAAACACAGGTGCCGCAGGTTCTTCGGGCTCAAGTGGAACAGCAGGTTCTTCAGGCTCAAGTGGAACATCAGGTGTAAACGGAGCCACAGGTGCTGCAGGTTCTTCGGGCTCAAGCGGTTCAAGCGGTTCAAGCGGAAACACAGGTGCCGCAGGTTCTTCGGGCTCAAGTGGAACAGCAGGTTCTTCGGGCTCAAGTGGAACATCAGGTGTAAACGGAGCCACGGGTGCTGCAGGTTCCTCAGGCTCAAGTGGTTCGAGCGGAAACACGGGTGCGGCAGGTTCTTCGGGCTCAAGTGGTTCGAGCGGAAACACGGGTGCGGCAGGTTCTTCGGGCTCAAGTGGAACATCAGGTGTAAACGGAGCCACGGGTGCTGCAGGTTCCTCAGGCTCAAGTGGTTCGAGCGGAAACACGGGTGCGGCAGGTTCTTCGGGCTCAAGCGGTTCGAGCGGAAACACGGGTGCTGCAGGTTCTTCAGGCTCAAGCGGTTCAAGCGGAAACACGGGTGCGGCAGGTTCCTCAGGTTCAAGCGGCACGAGCGTATCAGTAAGCGGTACAACAAACAGAATTGTTAAATTTACTGCAGCAACAACAATAGGCAACGCCAACGCCTCCGATGATGGAACAACATTCGAAGTGTTGAACACGGTTGGATTTAAAGCGGCCAAATCCTTAGCGGTGGGTGCTTTGACACCATCGGCAACTACAGGACGAATTGATGCTTCAAACGACATCGTGGCGTTCTCTACATCAGACAAACGATTCAAAGAAAACGTGAAGCGAATCGAAAATGCACTTGAAAAAATCAAGAGTATCGGTGGATACTCATTCGATTGGCGCGAGGAAGGCTTCGAGGCTCACGGATTCAAAGGAAGTGATGTCGGAGTAATCGCGCAGGAAATCGAATCAGTATTACCCGAAATTGTAAAGGTAAAAGCCAACGGATTCAAAGGTGTACGCTATGAAAAAATTATCGCCTTGGTAATTGAAGCAATCAAGGAATTGGATGAGAAAATTGAACAATTAAAGAAAGGATAAATATGCCTGTACCATCATCAAATATTAATATAACTGACATATATGACGAAGCAAATAGTGGATTTCCTCCTTCTGATTTAGCCGTGAGTGATTTGTTTAAAAAGTCATATTTTGAAGGCCCCAATGGTTCATTTAATATTGGATACAACGGTTGGGGCCAATACGGTGCTACAAGTGGTGCAGATAGAATTTACCTAATCACTGCAAGTAATACCAATAACAATTTTAATCAATTCGCAGCGCTGAATTATTTTTTCGACAATACCGTTTATGCTAACTATGTGGACATTGTGAATAATTTATCAACCCCTGTTTTCCCTGCTCCACCCTTTGAGAATGACATAACTGTTACTTGCCGTTTATATGATTCAACCAAAACATATGTTTATAGTCAATTTTCACAATTAGTAACGGCAGGGGGAAGTGTTAGTCAAATTTTTAGTTTGACAACTGAGCCAATGATAGCGGTGGGATATTGGGAAGTTGAATTTCAACCTTTTAGCGGTAGTTTTGGTGGTACAACTTGTAATATCGGTATAAACCAATCAGCAGGTGGGGTAACGGGAGGTACTATTAATGCAACAGGTTCTACTATTTTTGATTGGCAAACTTATGGTAGTGAGCCTTTTGATTATAGTAGTGCATCGGGTTATGAAGGGTATTATTTTGATATTTCAATAGGTTAAGTAAATTTGAGGTAAATAAAAATGTAATTATGGAAAAAATATTATTATCTGAAGAAGAATTAAATGAATCACGTATCATTTCTCAAATTCAAAATGACTTGAATTCGCAAATCGCGACTTTCACAAGACAAATTGAATTGTTGAAATCCAAGCGTAAATATGCAATTCAAGAATTCACAGAATTGGAAGAAAAAAACAAAGTGTTTTATGAGCATATTACTAAGAAATACGGTGTTGGAAGCATTGATTTGGACACGGGTGAGTTTACCCTAATAGATGTGAAATGATAGTTGTTTTTTATGGGAAAAGGAACTCAGGTAAGACAACTCTTTGCCGTGAGTTTTATGGTTGGGTAAAACAGAATTTGCCTCTCAGATGTCATTACTTGGATGCAGATAAACTTCGGTTTGTTTATGGTCTAAAAGGATTCTCTGAGCAAACAGAAAGAGCATTGGTACAAAAAGCAATGGAGATTTCTCGTTACGAAGAAAGTTTAAATGACGTTGTTTTGATTAGTATTTCTTTTGCATATAAAGACCAAAGAGAAATTTTCGAAGAAAACAAAGGAATTTTATGGATACCGTTGACACACGATGAGTCTCAAAGGCCCACAAATAAAAAAGAATTTGAAAATGCTGAGTTTGAAAAATTAGAAAATGAAATTGACACATCGCAAAATGATGTCAAATCGGCATTAAATACTGTAATCCAACGCTACAAAGATTTTTGTGTAACTTCGCAATACAAGGCAAAATGACAACTGAACATCAACAAAGTGCAATTATTGAGAAATGGGTAAATCGCATACTTCTTGGAATATGTGCGTTTTTCTGTGCTCAATTGTTTGCAGATATAAAAACTCAGCGACAAGATATTGAGGAAGTAAAACTAAGTAATGCAAGAATAGAAACTGAAATTAAATATATTAGAGAAATGGTTGAACCATCTCGAAATAACAATGTTGTTAAAAATTAAATAATTATGCCAATACCTGTAGCAATAGCAGCCGCATTAATTTCCACAGCAGGTAGTGCGGCTGTGGGAAGTTTAGATGTTGTCTCAAAAAGAAAACTTGAAAAAAACCTTGCTAAATTAAACGCTGCAGAGGCCGAGGCTCTTCAAAAGCAGTTAGCAAAAGAAAAGGATGCTCAAACTAAATTGATTTTACTGCAGGATGCTGCGGATAAAGCGCAAAAAAGAAGCACGACGAATATAATTATTGGCTCTGCAATTGGTTTAATCGGCTTGATTGCTGCAATCATTGCATTAAAAAAGAAAAAGTAATGGAGTTTTCCAAAGAAGTAAAAAACGCGGTCATTATTGCAGTTGCGACAATTACTTTATATGTGCTATTGAAACCAAAGAAAAGTGGCTTCGGTAAGCCTATGAAGGCGACTAAAGACGAAATCAGTCAAAAGCAAAATGCTCGAACCATTTTGGATGCTTATTTAAATGCAGTTGATGCAAAAGAATCATCAACAGCATTGCAAAAATTAAACTCAATTTTTGCGGAGGAATATTCAATGAAGGTATATAAAACCAAGAGTGGCAGTTATGTAGCACGAACTTTAGACGGTAAAGATGTATTAGTGGCAAAATAATGGCGACGTTCTCCCCAATCATAACGATTTATCCGAATGACGCGATTAGAGTTACAAGCACGTCTGATTTGAGTTATGCAACGGTGAACGCGAGCGTAGGTACAGGCTACTACTATGATTTTAAAAATTTTTATCAATATTCAACGTCCTTAGAACAATTAATTGAACCAATCTACCTACTCAAATTTAGTAAACAGGGTGACAGAAATGTCTACTATTTGAATAATACCATCGACCCCTATCAGCAATCATCGGCATTGTCTATAGATGCTGAATTTCTTGATTACAGGTTTGATTCCAATAATGCTTTTATACCAAGGATTCTTGGAAACACAAAATTGTTCTATCGTTTCGATATTCACGAATTAAGCAACGAAGATTTTTTGACAAGGGGGGAAAGCAATTTTGGATTAATAGATTTTTACGAAGATTACGAAATTGACTTCTGATGCCCGCGAAAAAAATCATATTAGATATTCAAAATAATACGCCATATCCCGCGTATTTTTCTATTTTAGGTGGTCTTCAAGACCCAAACCAATATAATGTCAACTCTAAAACGGAGTATCTTTATGATATTGGCAATTTCAATTTTGCAACCTCAAGTACATTTACATTAGAATTCAAAAGAGTTGGTGCAGCCACTTTTAGTATAAAGCAAGGACCTACAAATGGAAGTGCTCAAGCATTTTTAATGTCTTTGAATCTTTCAAGTTTGGGCTTGTTCAATACGCTAAGATTAAGTTCAACCATATTTATTCTTTACACTTTCAATGATTACTATGAGTTTGGTCAACTAACATTAAACTAAAAACCACCCCGAAAGGTGGTTTACAGTCTGAAGGAACAGTCACTTCTCAATAAAATCTTTAAAATCGTCGAATTCAAAATACTTCAATATTTTGCAACAACGACACGAATTTAATGTCAATCCTCTGTATAAGCAAGTTTTGCATAAAGCCCTTTTTTTGTGGGCTTTTTATCATTAACAATAATCACTCTTTCTTCGTCATCAAGGGTCAAAACTGCACCGCCCTCCACTTGGTCATCAAAACTTAAAGCCCTTGAGCCCAATGAATCTTTAGGCAATAGTTTGGACAACTGTTTCAGTACAATTTTCTTCAGCATCCAAAATTGACTGTCTTTCGCATCGTTAAAATACAATTCATTCCTGTTTTGTAAATTGTCTACGATGGTTTCCAATTCTCGCTTTGACATCACCTTAAATACCTTTTCTTCATCGCGTGTTTTTACCATAGCATAAATGTGAGTCAGGGAAATTGATGTTCTTAATTCATCCTTTGGTTTGTGCCGTAGAATTGGCTCAAGACCAAGTTCATAATCGAAATCATCCCCTTCGTGCACAGACTCGCACCAAATCGATTTTACGCCATTATTCCGCATCAGGAGTGTGATTACACCTTTGTAGCCTAAAATGGGCTTAATCTGCCCCTTGTAGGGCAAAAAGAAGAATTCTCCGACTGAAGGGTTGGGACTTAAACCCAATTCCGCACAATGGATGATTGCCGCAAATAGGTTGCGTGGATTTTTTTGGAAAGCAAATAGCATTTCTTCATTTCTCCTGACCTCTGTCAAAACGACTTGTTTAAACTGAGCGGGTGAAATTGAATGACTTTTTAATAAGTCAACCAACACCTTTTGTTCAAAAGTGTCGAGTTGAATAGAAAATTTTGTTAAAAGGGCGTTATCCATTGATTTTTTATGTTGATTGAATTATGGTTAGGGCTTCTTTCATCATCCTGATTTTTTTCAAATCTGATGGCGTATAGCCGTGTATGTCAAGCAACCTATTAAAAGTTGCCAATCTCTGTTGAATCAAATTTACAGATTCATCTTTAGTACAATTTTGAAGCAACTGATTTACAATTTCAATAGCATCTTTTGCTTCGGGAAAAGGAATAAAGGTTTCGTACATTATGGTGTTGGATTGATGTCAATAAGTGATTTCTGACCTATATGAATGAATAAATTTTCTTTAGTTAATATCATTTGTCTGTTTGGATATTCATCGGCAAATTTCATTTCCCATCCGTGGTCTTTATGAAATACTTTATTTTCAAAAACACGTCTGCGAAAAATTGAAGGGTTGTTACTATAATTATTCATTTTAACCTCTCGCCATTTCAAAAATCCATCTTGCATTTCGTAAAAATGCCTGTAATTTTTTGGAAAAGGATTTTTCCAATAATATTCGTTCAAAGAAGTTTCCGCTTTAGTTTCATCAGACTGAATTTCAAACACCTGTGAGAACATAATTTGGTCAAATGCTGAATGCTTTTTCAAATAGTTAATATGCTTGCCCAAATCAAGCGGTCTAACGGATTCCCAATCGTCTTCAAGCAAAAATACAAATTCACTTGGTCCCATCAGGTGTTTAATCATATTGAATTTATCTACATAATCGAATTGGCCATTGCTGTTAAAAGTTACGACGTGGGCTTTTTGACCAAACAAGGCATCCAAATAAAACTCCATTTTTAATCGCTCTTCAGGGGTACTTCTGTCATCCAAAACCCAAACTTCATTAAACATAGTTCTGTAATTTGGATTGTGCTTTTGAAGAGATTTGAGTGTGCGTAAGAAATAGTTAAAACGTCTGCCCGATGAAATTATTAAATTCGGGGCCACGTGAGGCTCGTAGTTGATGTAATAACCATATTCGTCATCCCCATACAATAACTTCAAATTAGGGTATCTACTTGCCATAATTTCAGGAGTTAAATCGGGTTGATGATGGGTCTCATAAATATTCCCCTCATATTCACCTTGTTCAAATAGGTATGGAACAGCCACAATACATTTGATATTATAAGTCTCTATTTGACCCATAAGCAAAGTTGCATCAGTTGGTGTAAGATGCTCGAGTATGTCACCCAAAATGATATAATCATACATTAAAATGTTGACGGTCATAATGCTTTGCTGATAAATGGTATTGTACTTTGCCGCAAGATTAAATTGAGCAATGTATGGGTCCCAAATTTCAACTGCATCCATAGGGATTTTCAACAGGTCCGCATAGGTTCCTGAACCCGCGCCAACATCGAGGACGCGGGGATTAGAAGTGTTCTGTAATTCTAAGAGTATGTGCTCTCGAACATTGTGTTTGAATTTGTTGTATGAATAGGGCATCTTAGTAAAATACTTGTTTGATTTTTGGTAAAAGGGCTCGTTGTTCGCAAGTTTCATTTAGGTGGCACTTATTACACCTTTTTAGTTCGGGATATGCTTTCCAACCGTTTGGAGATTTCATTTCTCTTTTCAGTGATTGAGAAATATTTTTGACTCCCTCCAAGTGTTCCATTTCTTTGCTTGGGTCTACCAAAACTTCAAAAATTCGGACATCCATTGGGTCCTTGGTATTGAATACAAAAAAGTAAAAAGGCACGTCATCGGTCTTGAATTTTTCTTTAGCAATAATTTTGTAGTGAACGGCTTGTGTTAATATCTTTTCCTTCTGTTCAAGGAAGTCTTCGTGCCAACCCAATTCATTCCATTTGTCATCCACTAAACCTGAGTATTTAAGGTCAATGATACACTTTTTTCCGTTCCATTTTGCAATAATATCGGTGGTGCAAGACATATTCAATTTTGTGCTCACCAACTTTTTGCCAAAACTCAGCATTTTAATGTTCATTGCTTTAAAAAGGGCTTTACAAAAAATGGCACTTTGATTTGCGCGTTCATAGTCTTCTGACAACCTTTCTTTTGCTGTCCCTTTATAAACACTGTCAGGTTCAGGGGCTGTTCCATCACCGTAAGCGGGAAGCCCACCCGTAGCCATAAATTCGAAATATTGACCGAGTTTCATTGCTTTTGTTGGAGGTGATTGGATACCATCGAGGTATTTTGCTTTCACAACTAAGCCACACTCTTCTTTTACCTTATACTCGGCAAAAGACTTCATAAAAGATTGACTAATTTTCATTTGGGGTATATTTTATAAAATAGGTTTTAAAAAATGATTCACTTACAGCCATTTGCACTAAAACAAGATTGCCCCAATTAATTGCAGCGTAAAATTTGCCTTCTTTTTTTCGAAGTAGCACATCAAAACGTCGGCATACAAAATACTTGTTTTCTTCTGTCTCTGTTAAGGCTTTTGTAAAATACTCCTCTACTGCGTTTTCCATAAATGTAAAATGTCATTTAAGGTTTGTCCCTGATTTAATACAAAGCAATTGGGTTCAAGTTGACGGTCAATCAACCAAAGGTTCCAATTTTCCATTACAAGTTCTATCAAACTCGCAGGTGATTCACGCTGTTGCATTCGTTTGTAATATTCCTTTTTGCAATTTAAAGCGGGTACCACAATTGTAAAGTCAATAAAGTTTTCTTTTAAACACTGACGAACATTGTCGTGGCTACTGACAAAAACAAAGTCAAGAAAATCGTGTTTCATTTGAAACTTGATGTGGTCAATATAGTTTTGGGGGAAAGCGGGGTTTGGGATTCTCAACCCATTATCCGTCATCAAAAAATCTCCGTTAGGGTCTGTAAGCCAATTCCATTGACTTGAATCACAGTCAACACACATAAAATTAGAATTACGTGCTGCATAAGTTTTTCCAATCGCAGGAAAGCCTGAAATTACTTTTGTAGCCATAAAAAATTACGGGTGTTAAAATTCAATTCATATTTTTTGATTTCCTCATATCGTGGCTTGTTTTCTTCAACGAATTCCATTTCAAGCAATTTAACGTAACTATCAAGCCAAAACCTTGCTTCTTTCAAAGAATCAAAACCATAATCAGGTTGCCTTTGAAGCGGAAACCAAAAGAGATTAAAAAATTTTCTGTCAATTGCATACCCGCCTTGCGAAAATTCGCGAATTCGAAATTGTAGTTTTTTTGTTTTCATATATTAGTTGTTAGTTGTTTTTTTTGACCAACCCCGTCCATCCCAAATTACTTGACCTGTTTTTGTTTCTTTCACGCTTACATCAGCCACAAGGGTCTCAGAAGTTTCCCGTAACAAATTGGTAAGGATGTACCCTTTTTCTTTGAAATTAGATTCATTGCAAACCTGTTCAAGGACTTTCCTTGCAGTATGTTTACTCTTTGCTTCGACGGTTATGGGCTTATCGATGTCAAGAAAGTAATACTTGTAGATTTTCATTAATTTCGAAGTGATTTACTGCAATGGTAGGTCGTGTGCAAAAGGGGAGTTTTGCCAACTGACTCCCCTTTTATTTTTTTTAGATTTTATTTTGTTCCGTAACCCAAATCTTTTTTTACCGTTCTTGTGTGTTTTTGACGCGCTAACCATTTCTCTCCACGCAAAGTAGGATTCTCTTCTTGGACCTTTTGCCATTGTCGGGCAATAGAGGCTTGATGGTCGAAATTGCCTTCAGCATAAAGAGTAAAAAATTCTTTCGCGGTCAAAGTTGCAAAATCGACATTGTTTTTTTTCCCATCAATATAAAACCAATAGTTACATATTGTGCGAAGTAAACTGTCACGCAGACTTGGGTCTTTTTCTAAAAGAAGTTTTACATTGTGTTTTACGTCACCACGTTTTCCGTTTATTTTAAATTGTTCTGTCATAGGTCAGTATTTTGTATTTCGTAAAATTGAATGGCATTTTTGATTGTTTCAAAAATCTGCCTGTGCGATACAGATTCGCCATCACTGTCACAACCAATAATCAAACCATTATTAAAAAAAGGACCATATACATTTCCTTTCGCGGCTTGAAATGAAAATCCTCCTTTTATGTAGTCATCGCCCTTGATAATTCCTTCTTCGTCTACAAAACAAGTGTCCATACGAGAGGTTGATTCAACAGCGGAAATGATTGGTAGGTAAAAACCTTTTTCAATCATTTCGCATCCAAGGCCCAACGCATCATACATAGATTGTAGGCCACCTTCGATTTCGATTTCGTAAACAGTCCTGCTTACTACATCAATTTTTATGCATTTCATAATTTTATCCATTGTCCTTTTTAGTAGCGTTCATCAATATTGCAATCCTTGCAGGTAGAACAAATTCCATATTACAAGAATCGCAACACTTACCTAATACGTTTAATGGAAACGCATTGTTTCCATAGCCCACAAATAGCACACGGCAAATCGGGCATTTTTTTAGAGAGTTTCCCATTGTTTTCATTTTTGACAATTCAATATTACAAACGAAAATTTATTTTGCAAAATAATTTTTGTGAATGGATTAAAATTTTATTGAAAAGGGCAAAAAAGCCTTTTCGGACTCCAAATACTTCTTCAATTCGTTATAAACGACAATTGCTGTTGGACGGTCTGAAGCCATTTTTTTGCCTTTAAAGAACATAAATGCTTGCTGTTTAGAGGTATCCATACAGCCAAAACAAAAAGTCCGTTTACTTGGCGGGTAAGTTTCCATCAGATAAGGCTGTAGAGTCGCAAACTCCTGACCATTCTCAAGATAGTTGTGATAAGTAAAGTAGTATCCATTCAGGCAGACTTCTTTAAAATTTTGGTTGTCAAATATTTTTCGATTTCGCTCAAGGACATTGTATCCTTGATTTGTCATATAATCCAACATCGTTTCGTCGTCCAAGACTTTTTCGAAGCGCATAGGTGTAAGTTGTAAATTCATATTTTTTAATATTCTAACTGTTTGTAGGAAAACTGCTCGGCATCCAAGTATTCGTAAACTTTACGACGGTTATCGACGGTGTCGCGATAATAAATGCAATCGGTTCGGTAAGCCTCAAAATCATTCTCGAGGATTTCGGCAATCGCTGACATCATTTCAAAACACTTGTACCGAATACCACGGTAAAGCAAATTAACTCTTGGGTCTTCGCTTGGAATTACAATTGGGTTCTTTTGTTTGATACCATTTTGAAATTCTTGATAAGCAACACTTCTACCCAATACTGCAAGGGCGGCCAAGCGAATAACTTTCCAATCGTTCCCCTGAGCCTTTTTGTAAGTGTTGTCACTGATAATCCCAAGTTTGTGGGCAATAACCCAATAGGCACTATTGATGTCCGTGCCCGTGATTACTCCATACGATGCATCATAATCATAGTTGGTTTGATTCACGGGATATTTATCGGGCACTGTCCAATTTGGGTTTTGCTGTAAAAATCTCATTGCATCATTTTTGACCAATTTGAAAATGAACAATTTGTTTGCAGGAAAACTTTTTGTATCACGACTCTTATAAATCGTTTCTACACCTTGGTAGACAATTTGAGTCATAAATTTCGTTTCCCTGTAAACAAAGTTCTCACCCATCTTAACCAAACGGTTGAAAACGGATTTGGGATTTGCACTTGGTTGAAAACGACTTTCAATAATTCCAAATGTTTCGCTCTTTTTTGCCATTGTGAATCACGAAATTAAGCAAACAAAAATTATTTCCAAAAATAATTTATCAAATTGTTCCACCACGTTTGAATTTGTCAATTGCGGCTGTGGTTTGTGCAATAATCGAAGCCCGTTCTGCTAAGTATTGTTTCTTCGTCAGAATCTTTGCATCATACAGTCCTTTTGAATCAGCCAATAAACGCTCTTGACGGTCAAGGGCCTTTTGAATGTTTTCTGCACGACGCTTATCGAATTTGGGCTCGGCTTTTTTCTGAGGTTCTTTTTTGATTATTTCCTCTTTAGGGGCAACTTTTACTGTGGGTCTTTCACGGCCACGAATGTCTTTTTTACGGGCCTTTTCCCTTTTTTGCTTTGCAAGTTCTTTTCGACGTTTTACGATTTCCCTACGTCGCGACCTACGTTCCTCCAATGTTTCTTCTGAAAGGACCATCGGTTGCGCCTCTTCAAAAGTTTCAGAAGGTATGATTTGCTGTCCACCGACATAAATGGTAAACTGAATGAAATAAGAATCAGGTCTGCCATCGTCTTGCATATTAGGACGTACTCGAACCTCTCCCTCCCAATAAGGCTCACTTTCATTTTCAGGCATTTCGCTTTGAATGTAGTCACGAACACTTTCAACGATTTCGTTTAAGCCACTGCCCTCATAGGTGTATTCGCTTAATTCTATAATACCCGTACTACCGTATTCACCCGCGTTAACTTCAAACCGTAAATTTTTCCCCCCTGTTTCTGCAGTCAAGTCGACATCAATAAAATTGTCAAGGTCAAACCAAAAAACACCGCTTAATAAAGTGATTGGAATACTTAGTGGATTTATAAAATCTCCAATATTGATTACACCCGAACCTGTCAAAGCACGTTCTACCGATTCACGGATGTCGGCAATTTTCACTTCTCGGCTGCTCAGGCCTTTATACTCAGGGTATATTTTTTCTTTAATAAAGGCCGTAAGTTCTTTGCCTTTTAATGGTTTTTCCTGTTTTTCAAGTTCTTTAGAAACAGTCTTTCGTACCTTTTGATAAAGTTTTGAAGCCCTCGATATTTTACGTCGAGTTGCTTGAGTTACCTTTTTTTTCTTGTTAGCCATTGGTGAGGGGATGCGAAGGTATATGATGTTGAATTTGCAAGCAAATAAATTTTTACACTATAGTCTTAGGCCCTGTAATTACGAGGGTTTATACTCTAATGTACCTTGTTCATCAACATCTACATCTACAAGCATTATGACCAATCTTTTTGCAGGGTTTTTACTGTCTTGAAATACTACAGGCCTGTCTTTAGAAAACAGTAAACTTACTGACATATCCTTTGGATTACTTATTGTATCTGTCCAAGGGTTTGACATTACTTCAAAAAATTCTTCGTTACCAAGTGTGATTTTAAATGCGGTATGTTTCATATTATGTATTTTTGCGTGTTATCCATTGTGATTCGGGGTGGCCTTCGCTCAATTTGGCTGCCCCTTTTCGATACAAAGATGTGTTGAATCTCAAATACCTGCTATCACAATTTGGTCAATGCATTCTTTTCTTTGTAAATCTTATATTTGTAAGTAAATGAAGATGAACAGTTTTACCCTTATTGCGATTTCTGCCTTTGCGGTAGGAATTCTTTACGCTTTGGGTAAAAGTCCAAAAAAATTCAATCCCCTTGGTAAGAAAGCGATTTTTGTTGGTGACTCACACACAGCAGGTTTTGGATGGGGGTGGCAAGATTCGCTTGCCAAAAAATATGGATTTACAATTCAGAAAAATCTCAGTAAGGGTGGATACCGAACTGACCAATTGCTTCCGATTCTTCAGGACTATCTGAAAACAGCAAAAGGCGCGGATATTTTGTTCATCTACGCAGGAGCAAATGATAATTTCAGTTTGGTCCAAAATCAAAAGGCAACCGAAAATGTACAAAAAATGGTCGATGCAGGGCGTAATGCAGGCATTGACAATATCTATGTAATTTCAGGATACAGGTCAAGCAAGGTCATTTATGATTTGAAGAGGTACGGTGACTACATTGAAAAGAGTGATGCATATAAGGAGGGACTCGCAAAAAATATCAAAAATGCTGTAGTAGTTCCAATTTGGGAAGAAGCGGATTACAAGATGAGCACTGATTCCTTGCATTTAATTCAATCGGCCCAAACAAAATTTGCAAATTACATTGGGGCCCAAATATTCAAAGACACCAAATGAAATTGACCGATACCCATAAAAAAATTATATTGGTTGTAGCCGCCCTTTTTGGGGTGGTTATTGCCGTTAATCTCACAGCGGCCCCATCAATTAAAAAAGCCAAAAGCAAGTGGAGGTTTTCTAAATACCCGCTCCTTTGGGATATTGTTTTGCGCGGTGAAGCAAAAACTTGGAATGATTACAACTTCTATACTTCAAAGTTGAATTCACGGGTGAATGCAAAAGACACGTTGCCCTTTTCGAGCAAATTACTAACAGAAATGACCATAGGAAAGGTTATTGAGTACCAAAGTATGTCGAGGTCAGGTAAAGGACAATTGTGGGCAACAGGGCACTTTCAAATCATTCCATCAACTCTGAAAGCATTTTATGGCAAAGCGCGATTAAATCTTGATTCAATTTATAATGAACAAAATCAAACAAAAATTGCTGATGCCCTAATTGATGCTGAAAGCACTTTGCCGAAATATTTGAATGGTAAAATTAACGACACTGATGCAAACTTAAAAAAGGCTGCACTTGACATTGCAACGGTTTGGTCAAGCATCGGAGTACCTTACGCTCTTACAAATTACAAAGGGGTGTATCGTCCATACAATGCATCGTATTATGCAGGCGATAAGGCAAGTGTCAGCACCGAAGTCATTCAAAAAGTTTTACGTGAACAACGTGAAGCACTACAAGGCTAATCGAAATCAGTCATTATAAATATTGGGTATTCATCATCGTTACGAAGTGAACCCAACACATTGAAATCGAAATGTTCAATAGCGTCTTCAAGAGTCATACCATCGTCTTCTACCAATGTTTGAATTGCTAAGTCATAATCATAAATCAAACGATAGTGTTGCAAGTCAACACCAATAACAGCCTTGTCAAAACCATCAGCCTTGAGAAATTCTACGTCGGGATACGTCTCGATAATTTGTTCTAATTTGTTGTTCATACAGCGTAATTTGAGCGTAAAGTAAATAAAAAAAAATCAATAATTGATTAATTACATTTGTATTATGAATAAAAAACAAATTATACTCATCGCTGCAACTGCTACAGGATTATACTTAGTCCTGAGAGGTTTGAAGAAAAACAAGCCTACGGTTGGTGAGGAATTCAAAAATGCCATTGGTGATATTTTTAAGAAAAAGAAAAAGATGAATCAACGCGCGAATGCAACACGTTGCGAAACCAATCTTGAGCGTTTAGGACGTTTATTTCCGAATGATAACCAATACAATGAACAAGTAGGGCTTGCATATCAGAAACAAGGCTCTAATTTTAACACTTGGGCATCATCTGAGGCTAAACCTTGTTTTGTAGTTGGTGCAGACCAAGGAGGTCTTCAAAGCGGTGGAATCAACTTTACGGCAAATGATGATTTCTTTAACGCAAATGGCTGTAAAAAGCCTTTGAAGTCGGCATACAATAATTATATCGGCTCACAAGGACAGGCTACTTACTTTAATGCACACGGGGATATGTCATTAGACAATCTTGTAAGAGGATATAAAAGACCCTAATTATGAATTTTGAAAATTTAAAAAAGAACACAACAGCAATTATTGCAATAATTATCCTCACGTTAAGTTATGCCATATTGTTTAGCATAATTTTTTGGGATTTCCCAACGGACCAAAAAGACATTTACTTCACTATCGCAGGTGGGGTTACATCAATCGTGACTATGGTGGTGTCTTTTTATTTTGGAGCCTCTAAAAATCAAAACGAAGAAAAATGAAATTTGACCAATCAAAAATTGAAAAGACCCTAAAGAATAAAGGATATGCTTATTTTGAAAATGGGGAGTACAATCTGAATATCGTAGGTATTCGGAATTCAGACACAGGAAAACGAGTGACAAACCAATTTGATGATTGGATGACGCTTTCCTATAAAGAAAATGGAGTGTGGAAATATTTAGAATGGCCTTGCACTGTAGATAACGGTGACGGTACTGCACGTCTTGTAGAAGGACAATATCGGGGTTCATTTACAATCGGTTTGCATCAAGGTAAATACACGGCATTAAGACAATGTAAGCCGTTAAAAGTTTACCGAGATTGGAATCTAAAGGATGGCACATACGATGAAAGCAAAATTTATAATGATGTCGCGGGATTAAACATTCACAAAGCAGGGGTAGATAGTCAACAGGTTAACAATTGGAGTGAGGGGTGTCAAGTGTTTAAGAAAGCAGCAAATTTTGATGATTTTATCGAAATCGTTAAAAAATCTTCAACCTTTCACGGTTTATTTTTTACATACACCTTGATAAACAGTAATGATATAAATATTGCAAACCCACCAATAGTTTAAATTATGACAACGGCAAAAAAAGTAAGTGCTAACACCTTGCCTGTTAGTTTTGACCAATTTAGAAAAAATCCTGTGGCAGCAGTCGCATTTTGTATGCTTGCGGCAGTGGGATATCTTTATTACGATTTGAGAAATGGCTATAAAGACCAAATAGACTCTTCAAACAAAAAAATCGATAATTTGGATGTTAAAATTGACAAATTAGGAAATGCATTAAAAAAATCGGATTCTGCCCTAAGCGCAGCAATAACTGAATTGAGAATTATTAACACAATGAAAAAATTATGAAAAAGACATTAGTAATTTTTGGATTATTATTTATTTTCTTGGAAGTATTTCAACCATTAGGGGCTATCAACGCCCCTAAAACTGATGAATTAGAGACGATGCTAAAGAAAATTGAAAACAACTTGAAAAGTGCCTCACAGGTAACATCCTTGGCAAAAGCCAATGGCGAAAAGTTGGTAGCAAGTAAAGTTCAAGAAAAGAATGAATTGAAAAAAAGCGTTCAACAATTGACTGAAAAAGTTGAAATTTTCGCGGTAAAAATGACTGAAGCGGGAATAGATACTTCTACAAAAACTGAAAATTTTAGATACGAAGGTCCATTATACGAAGAGTGGCTTGAATATCAAAAAAATGGAGGTGAATCTGATTTTGAATACTACAGACTTTACAAAAAATGAAATTGATAAAATCATTTATCATTCTGTTGACGTTAACAGGATGTTCGGCAAAGTGGCACTTGAATCAAGCAATCAAGAAAAATCCCGCAATGGCGCAAATTAGCGTCTACGGGATTGATACCATTTTTGTTCGGGATAGCATCCTGATGACCGATACATTCACCACAAAAGATGTAGATACAATCACTTTAACCAAGGATGGGGTGACAACTGTTGTTTACCGTGACCACGATGTTATTCGCGTCAGAACAATTGTAAAGGCTGATACCATACGCTACACAAAGACAATTACCCTACCACCACAAATCAAATTCATTGATAGAAAAAAAGGTTACGAGAGGTATGCTCCTTATTTGGGTTTTTTACTTCTGATTCTTTTAATGATATCCATATTGAAAAATTCAAGGAGAGGTTGGTAGTGACTTTTATTAAGAATAGATAAATTTTTAGTAAATTTGTTTCATATCGCGGGGAAGTGTAGTGGTTGCATTTGTGGCTCATAACCACGAGGTAGTAGGTTCGATTCCTACCCCCGCAACAGACTTGCAATGTTGTATGCATAAAAATACAATTTAGTGTTTAGTTTCCGCAAAAATATGGCCCCTGTGGGGCCTTTTTTTGTTTAAGGGGTACAAGTACCCCATTTACCCCTTTTCCTT